AACAACAACGAAGTTAAATGCGTTGTATTCTAACTGGAAAAAGGAACAGGATGAAGTTCAAATCCGTTTCACTAATCAAGAAAAAACCATAAATGAAAAAGGAGGAAGTTATGGAAAAAAAGACTGGTAAGGAAAAGGATTTTGCATTTTTCCCTTACGATGCAACGCATGAAAAATCAATAAAGATTGACTTTTCAGGAAACATTAAAATAGCCAACGGCAACAAAGGAACAATTCTTGGAGTTAAAGGCGTTTCCAAAGATGGAAATACAAAGTTTATTAGAGTCTTTAGTCAGACAGGTGTTCTGTTTAAAGGAGATGATAAATTTACTGGAGATATAACTTGGCATGAGGTCGGTGGAAAGAAGGCTCTTATTGGCTGGTTAAATGACAAAGGGGATATTGTTAGTGGTTATGCTAACGACCCTAAACCATTTAAAGATAATAAATTATCATTTTAATATGGAACTTAATGACTCAACTTACCTAATTATCTCATTGGTCGTAAGTTGGGTTGTTCTGTATTTTAATTAAGGATGAAATGTTTGAATTATTAATGTTATTATTTTTACCTAGCGAAATAAATCCACAGGAATTAGGTATAAAATATGTTTTGAAACAAAAGTTTATGGACTATCAATCTTGTGAAGAATACAAAAAAGAACACACCTATTTTAAGACAGGAGATAAAGAGTTTGATGGTTTGTTTTATAAGATAGATAATAAAGAATATAAGGTTTTCCTAACTTATTGTAGAGAGGTTGAAAAGAAATGAAACCAGCTTTAGAAGTTTTCTTTGAAGATTATGGGAAGAAAAAAGGAGTTGAGCTTCTTAATCATTTTTTTAAAGAAGTTGAAGATGATAGTAAGAAAAAAACTTACGCTGCCATTGTTAAACTTTCTAAATCAGATAAGTTTGAATTAAACTCTCATAGATATTTAAGGGGAGTTAAACTATTTGGAAAATCTCACAACTATTTTCCATTAAAATTAAGCCGATCATCAATACATAAAAATTATTTTAAGGATGAAAAACATGGATAATGTAAGATTTATTAACGATTTAGATAAGCTGTTACGACAAAAAGAAATTGATTATGGATCTTTTGATACAACATCATGGCTATTATCTGGAATATTAGAAAAACTATTATCTGCACATAATGGAGTTCAGGTTAAAGTACCTATTAGAATATTCGGAATATTTATGATTGTTACTAAGCTATGGAGAGTTATGAACCAAAAAAATTATCATAAAGATAGCCATGATGACATCGCAGGTTACAATGAACTATTAAGGAAGATGCTAAAAAATGAAGAAAAACATAATAAAAGATAGAATACCAATGACCCCAAAAATGATGGGTGTCTTGAATTTTATTAAAAAGTATATTAAAAAACATAATTATTGCCCAACCTTTCAGGAAATGTGCAATGGTCTGGGTTATAAAAGTAAAAATTCTATAACTAATCTAGTGAATAGACTTGAAGCTAGAAAAGAACTTAAAAAAATTAAAGGTTATAGGAGGAACATTGAACTTAATGACTAGAAAAGTACAAAAAGATTTTTTTTATGAAATGGGAGTTAAGTTTTCAGAAATTTTTGAGGATGCTAGTGTTGAAAAAGCAACAGAAAAGGCAACATCTCAAAATAAACCTGGCGAAAACGCTAAATTAAAAATTATCGACCAGCGATTCGTCAAGTCTAACATTAAATTGGTCGATAAGGAGCAATATGATAGACCCAAAGAAAATAAGAAGTCTTGAAGAAAAGGAGCAAAAGACAGTAGTTAAAATGTATAAATATAAAGAACTATATCTAAAGTACAAAAAGAAAGTACCTGAAATTGCTGCTAAGATTTCTGAAGAAAGAAATAAACAACAAGTTATCCATACATAATTAGGATAAAACCTATAATTGTGTAAAAGGGTGTAGGGATAGTTTGCTCTAAATAAAAGGAAAGGAAAAATATGTCAAGAAGAACACCACAAAACCTAGAACTTGCAAGGAATATTGCAAAGAACTTAGTCCTTGAAAGAATAAAAGCAGGTCTAACGCAATCTAAAGTAGCTGAATCAATTAATGTCAGCTTCCAACAAGAACAAAAATTTGAGTCAGGAGCTAATTGTATGAGAGCTGACCAACTTTTTTTAATTTGTAAAGAATTTGGTTGGGATATTACTAAATTTTCGGAAGCTCCTCTTAATCAAAACGGAATGACCTTTAATGTAAAGGCAACCTTTGGTGATGTTAATGAGTTAAAAGAAATACTTGACGAATCAGAGGGTAAGAAAATTATTAGAGATTTTGATTTTACCAATCTTCTTATGAAGAAAATCTCTAAGAAGTTTAATCGTATTGATAACGAATCTAAAATATCCTCTAAACAGAAAGATGAAAATGTCATTTATTCCGGTCAAAGATAAGTTAAATAGATTTGTTTCTTTAGATAGAAACCAATCTGAAAAATTTAGCCACATATCTAGCATAGTAATAGACTTTCTCAGAAATGGACATGAGGCTCATAGGTCTATACCTGGTTATGATGAAACAAAACCTGAAATAGAAACCTATATGACTTTAGAAGGTATTAATATTCCTATTCATGGTTACGCAGATCATAAAGGTAAAATGATTATAGAAGATAAATGTATGTTTCCTAGAAGGGGTAGAATTAAAAAGGATGGTACAAGGAGTTGGACAACAGCTCCTTTACCTAACGAACCAGCAGAGAACCATTTACTTCAGGTTGCTATTTATCATCTTTCGTCAGGATTGCCTGTCTATCTTTGTTATATTAACGAAAAGGAATATAAAGTTTTTCATGCGGAGAATTGCGAAAAATTAAAACCTGAAAACCTAAAAAAAATAAAGAAAGTCATTTACCATAAAGCATTGGTTCGTCAAAATTTGCTTAAAATATCTCATGATCCACAAGTGTTGAAAAATTATCTTCAACCTGACTTTAGTAATTTTATGTGGAAAAATGAAACAGATAATTCTTTATTAGAAGATGCTAAGAAACTATGGGAATATTAATTACCAATCAAACTTAGATTTATTTTCTTTCTCATCGTCAGCTTTCATGCATTGGTAATGCCCACAGGTTTTGTCTGCGAAACAAACAAATGATTCGTCATTAGTCATTTCTTTTCCACAATAACGACATTTTCCTACAACCCTAATTGACTGTGCTTTAGCTTTCGCCCAAGTTTTCTTAGGCTTTCCTCTTGACCTTGTAACCATATTTCTTTGCCCACCTCTTGGCTAACTTAGGTTTCTTTTTAAATAAATACCGTCTTTGTTTTGTGCTTTTAAACGGCATTATTTATTGCCCTCCATCCTCCCAGTTCAACAATGTAAACTTCGCCTGGTTTCTATCATAAAGTTTCTTAGACTTTATTTTCTTTTGTTGAAAGTTCGGTAGGGAAAGCAATTTAGCCATAGGATTATCTCTTTTTCTTTTTCCCTTTTTTTTTATTCTTTTTGTTTTTTTTGATTTTTTTATTCTTTTTCTTTTTCATAATGTTATTCCCATTTTTTATATCCGTTTTTATCTTTAATTAAAGATTCTTTTCTATTCGCTACGGAAGAAAACGAACAATGAATCCACCCTGCATTAATATCAGACCCAGATTCGTCATAATATTCTAATATTAATTGGTCAAAATCAAAATTGTTTTTGATATGACTGGCTAACTCTTTATTATCTACATTGTAAATTTCAAAGTCAGCAGCAGCAGAATTATTATTAGCACAATGTTGTGAGTTAGAACTAGATCCTATCTTTTCACATAATGCTACAGACCTAAATCCTGAAGTTATCTTAATAGGTAATTGATAGTATTCCCTTAAAGGTTGAAGAATATTTAAACAAAGTTGTTCTAAATTTTCTATCTGTTCTTGGTTAGGTGTATTATCAATATTGTTTCGCAAAGCTGTTTGGCTTTGTGTCATCTCTCTTAAAGAAAAGTTCTGCGAAATCTGCATAATGTTATTATTTATGTACTATAAAGGGTAACTATTTACAATCTATACTTTCTGTTCTTTTGTTTCCTTGCAAGTAAAACGAATGTATATTTGTTTTTTATTAACATATTCTTCGCCCATTAAATTCATAATCTCTATAGAATCAGCGTACCCCATACGCATACAACTATCCCAATCATTAAAAGATGTTCTGCTTTTAAAAGGAGGTTCACAAACTCCCCCATTAATAGCGGAACAAATAATCATTACTAATACTATTTTCATGGTTAGGTAGATGGTTCGGAAATAACTTTACTTGGTTTCTTATTTTCTTTTAGTGTCTTTTCTAATTCTTTAACTTTGTTTTGTGATTTTTCTAAATCTTCATTAGCATATTCTAGCTTTTGCAAACACCTTTTATTTGCAGAATCTTTAGATTTACCTGCATCCTGAAGCTCTGCCACTTCTTGTTTAAGGATTCTTATTTGATCTTTATACTCATTAATGAGTTCATGTGAGGTGTCAGACATAGATTATTTTTTTTTAAAAGTAGAAACACCCTTAATACCCAGTATCGTACTGAAAGCTCCAACTACAAGAGCCTGATAGAACATCGGTAAATTAGAAAACTTATCAAAGAAAATATCTATTTTTGCTTGTATATCAGGATCATCACTAAATACAGACCAAGCCAAAAGTAGAAGGGGAATACTAATGAGAACAAGACAAAATTCGTCTTTCCAATCTTCCTTATGCGAAGCAATAACAGCTTTTTTAAATTCTACTTCTCCGTTAGCCATTCGTTCAGCTAACTTTAATTCTGCTACAGACTCTAACTCTTTTGTTCTTCTTCTATTGGATGCAATAGACATACCTGTTTTAAGGATTCCAGGCACTAACTTTGCTGCTATATTTAACCACATAAATTACTTATATAAATCCCTACACAACCAATCGGTAAATCTCTTGAATAGTTTTTTAAACCATTTCATAGTTTGATCCTCCTTTATTAGAATTAATTACAGTTATTTTTATCTACATCAACAGGTTGTTTGCCATTAAAGAACCACACCCAACTAGAAACTTTAGTTCCTTCTTGTGTATAGGTACATTTTTGACCAAACGAACACCCTGATAGAATTAGGAATGTTAATATTAAAAATACTTTTTTCATTATATTGCCTATTAAATTATAAAGAGAATAAAACCTATCGTAATTACGATAATTGCTTTAGTTCTAAAACTTCTTCGTTCCCAAAACAATGCAATTTTATCACTTAAATCTGGTAATGTCATAATATCTTATACCTTTTTATTGGCAAGATTCACAATCATTTGTATCATCAATTACCACTTGATTTTCGTAGGTTTTATCTTCTTCTCTTTGACCACAATCACAATCATTACAATTACAATAGTCTAAATATTCGTCTATATGGGAATCACCCATACAATGACAATTATGATTACATTTTTTACAAATTTTATTCATTATTTTAATATTAACTTTTTAATTGATTTAGTGCCATCTATATTTGTTTCTAATTCAGCCATAGACTTTACACATTTATAAGAAACTGTATCTGAATAAGTCCTTTCAGCTTCTCTTTTTCCTCTCAAACAAATTGCCATAGAGGGTTGAATACGATGTTCCTTAATCTCAAAATTTACAAACATCAAAAGTGCCACTACAGTTTCTGTTAAAATTTCGTTCATTAAAATACTAAATCCATTACTAAATATAATACAATAAATGCGTACATAGCTACAATTTGAGTTGTGAAAGGGTGGTTAGGAATCATTGATGCGATCCGTTTCCATTAGCGAAGGTTCTTTGTCTATCTTTAAGTTTTTCAATATCAATTAAAACCTTGTTCATTTGTTTTTGTAAAAATTCTATATTCACTTTATTGTGCATACCATCTTCAATAGCTTTGTTTAAACGATCAACGGACTTGTATAAATCCTCCACTAACATGTAAAGCTCTGCTTCACCAGATGATTTACCTAATTGTCCTCTAGGATATTTAATTCTAAATTCAGAGTTAGCTTCTAAATCTTTTTCCATTATCTCTAGTTGTGTACTATGCTGATTTAATTTTTCTTGAATACCAAAAAACGCCCATGTGCCGATTGCGACCATCGCAATCAAACTAGCAACGGTTTTCATCGGCATTTGAACGGCTGCTTCGTCTGAGATTCTTAAAGGTTTAGGCATTAGTAATTATAACTCCCTGATGGAGTATTTCCTTGTTCTAAAACTTGAAATAGTTTTTTATGTTGATCCATAATCTCTTCATCACTCTTCATCATATTCTCTATATGCATTTGAAGTTTTTCA